AACAAGATCTCTTCTCAAGAGCTACACATTGTTAACACCACAGCTAACAGTGGTTGGATTACGGAAGAAGGCTCGTTAGTTAACATGACTAACGAAGACCTGACTGAACGTGGCGCTGAGACAGGATTACATATTGTTCATGCGCGTGGCACAGCTCCGCCATCTAAGATTCAACCAAACCAGATTCCTACAGGTATAGATCGTATTACGCAGAAGGCTGCGCATAACATTAAGGAAATCTCTGGCGTATCTGATGCAATGCTGGGCTATGAGTCGGCAGAAGTATCTGGCGTAGCACTGAAGTCTAAGCAAGAGCGTGGACAGATTCAGATCCAAGTGCCTTTGGATAACCTGGCACGAACGCGTCACATGTTGGCAGAGAAGATGCTAGAACTTGTACAGCAGTTTTACGTTGAAGAACGTCTGATCCAGATTACTAATCCATTGATGCCAGATCCAACTGACCAAGCATCACAAGAACAAATCATGGTGAATGAAGCTACTCCTGAAGGAGATATTTTAAACGATCTTACTTTAGGTGAGTATTCAGTAGTAATTAGCACACAACCGGCACGCGATAACTTTGAAGAGTCTCAGTTCTCTGAAGCCCTACAGTTACGTCAAGCTGGCGTGATGATTCCTGATTACCGCGTAGTTGAGTACAGCCATTTAGCACAGAAGAAAGACATTGCTCAAGAAGTGAAGCAGTTAGCAGGACTAGCTGAACCGAGTGAAGAACAGCAGCAAATGCAGCAGATGCAGCAAGAAATGCAGATGAAGGCCGCTGAACTTGAGTTAGCTAACTTAGAAGCTGATGTAGCAACTAAGGAAGCGCAGTCAATGTTGTCTATGGCGAAAGCTGAAGAACTTGGCGTTGATGGCAACTTGCACGAAAGAGCAATGGAAGAATTGAACGCTAAGGTGCAGTTGAAGCGTGAAGAATTAGAAGCTCGCATGAAGCTATCCCAAGTGACAGCGCAGACTCGCCAGCAAGATTCAATAACACGCACAGCAGTCTCATTGATGCAAAACGATCAAAAGGAGCGTAATGCTCTAAATGCAAAGAAAACCCCAAGCACGACCCTTAACCCCCAAAAATAGGTGAATTATGTCCGAAGCCAACGCAGCTGTAGATATGGAAAGTTACTTACCAGAAGATTCTGGTTCTGAAGATCATGATGAGATTAAGAACTTAGATTTTGGTAATGAAGTAGAAGAAGAGGTTGATCCCACTGATGCTGCTATCGGTCATTTGATCGAAGTTGCTGATAAAGCTGAAGCTGAGCAAGAAGAAGCTGAGCAAGAAGAAGCTGAGCTAGAATCTGAATCAGAAGAAGAACTCGATGACAATGATGAGTTTGAATACGAGTACGTAGTTGAAGATGAAGATGAGTCAGTGGATGAAGCGGTTGAAGCTAAGAAACATATGATTCCTAAACGTCGACTTGATGATGTTGTGGCTAAACAGCGTAAAGCTGAACAAGAGTCAGCGGAGTTACGCAAAGAGTTAGCTGAAGCATTGGCTAAAGCCCAGGCAATTCCTGCGGTTGATATTCGTGCATTGTCGAAGCAGCGTAATGAAGCAGTTCTTGATGGTGACTTAGACAAAGCGGCTGAGATAGATGAGCAAATACATGCGTCTACACAGCAAGCAAAGTCTGAGCCTATTGATATGGAAGCTTTGGAAGCCCGTGTAGAAGCTAAGATGGAACTAAAGTCCACACTAGCATCTGTTTTTAAGGAATATCCTCAGTTAGACACTGACTCAGACAGTTTTGACGAAGATTTGAACGCAGAAGCGTTGGTATTTCAGAGTGCTTACTTAAATCAAGGTTATCTACCTGCCGAAGCGGTACGCCGTGCAGCTAAAGCAGCAGTTTTAGTAGTCCGCCCAGAGCTTATGTCTACTGTAGAAGAAACTAAGACTGAAGTTAAGACTAGAAAGACAAACGTGAAAGGTAATGTTGACGCATCGAATGCTCAGCCTCCAAAAATGAGTCAAGGCGAATCAGGTGGTAAGACTAGCTCCGAAATGATCGACATTACGAAGTTAACTGATGAAGAATTTGACGCATTGCCAGAGGCTACACGCGCGAGAATGCGTGGAGATCATGTTTAGGTGTTGTGAAATAGTAGTTCAGCTATTATCATTCATTTCAGTGATGGCTCAGACGATACATGAGCCCGATATGCGCGGTGCGTTAACCGCGTTGTGATCGCCCACATGAAAAGGCGTGTTACTTCGTCATCCTCACGATACGGGAACCCGCAACTAGCGCAATAACGCTCTAGTTAATTTGCATATATTTTTTTGTTAAAAGAAGAGACTCAAAATGGCTGTTACTAATTTTGCTTCCCTTACTACGCATCAAAAGACTGCATGGGCTCGCGATTTATGGCGAGTAGCCCGTGATACGTCTTTTATTAATCAGTTTGCTGGTAAAGGTCATAACGCAATGGTTCAACGCATTGAATCATTAACTAAATCGGAGAAGGGCGCTCGCGCTGTTCTAACACTTGTTGCAGACTTAGAGAGCGATGGTATCGCTGGTGACGCAACGCTGGAAGGCAATGAAGAAGCCATGAAAGCGTATGACACTGTGATCCAAATCGATCAACTACGTCACGCAAACCGTCTACAAGGTCGGATGGCTGATCAAAAATCCATTATCAACTTCCGTGAGCAATCACGCGATAAGTTAGGTTATTGGATGGGTGATCGTCTTGATCAAATGGCATTTTTGACCATGAGCTCATTGCCATACACTTTGAACACTAATGGATCAACTCGCGCATCTACCGTGTTATCTACTTTGGATTTTGCTCCAGCGGCTAACGTTGCTCCTAGTGCAAACCGCTGTGTTCACTTAAAGTCTACAGGCGTTACTTCAGGCACGGGTTACACCGCTGCTAACGGTACTCTTACCTCAATGACTTACAAGGACATTGTTAACTTGAAAGCCCATGCTAAGGATAACTATATCCGTGGCATTAAAGGTTCAGGTGGCGATGAAGTGTATCACTTGTTTGTTACTCCACAGGGTATGGCTAAATTGAAGCTAGACGCTGACTTTATTTCTAACGTACGTCATGCTGGCGTTCGTGGTGATAAGAACAGTCTCTTCAAGGGAACCAACTCAGTCATGGTCGATGGAGTAATTATCCATGAGTTCCGTCATGTCTTTGATACTCGCGGTGCTTCTGCCACGAATAAAATGGGAGCTTCGGGCAACGATGAAGGGCAACGCGCATTATTGTGTGGCGCTCAAGCATTGGGCATGGCAGATCTAGGTGCGGCTTATTGGGACGAAGATTACTTCGACTACAACAACCAACCTGGTATTGCTTGCGGAAAGATCTTTGGTTTCTTGAAGCCACAGTTCAAAGGCAACCCAAACAACGCAGCTACACTTGAAGACTTCGGTGTTATCACCGTAGACACTAAACTTTAATTGCGCGGCTCCCTCGTTTACGGGGGAGCCAATTCTTTTATCTAGGAGTTACCCACTCATGAAGTTAGTTTCCCCAATTCTACAAATGGTTGCTGTCAATGGCATAGCAATCCGTATGGAAGCAGGCGTTGAATATGACGTCCGTGAATCACTTGTTGAGGCTTGTTTGGCTCAAGGGTGTACCAAAGTTGGTTCAAAGAAAACGGCTAAAGTAGTTAAAGCACCTGAAGGTAATCCTACTTTAGATGCACTAGGTTTGGTTGTCGAAGAAGGCAATCCCGATGATTTTGGGCGCGACGGCACACCAAAAGTAAAAGCGATTGAAAAAATATTAGGCTATGACATCAGCGCCGCAGATCGCGACGTTGCATGGGCTGCATTCCAAGAGGTTTAACTTACATGACTATTGCTATCTCATCAATCTTGAGCCGAGCTTCGACTCTCCTACTGGATGAGACTGCGGTACGATGGCCTCAAGCAGAGTTATTGAATGCAGTAAACGATGGCGTGTTAGAAATATCCGCATTGAAGCCGCTCTTGTTTACTGCAAGAGCGACAATGCCATTGGTCGCTGGTGTATATCAGACTATCCCTGCGGGTAAACGTCATCTTCATCGCGTGATCTCAAATCAAGCTGGCCCTGTTGTTCGTTTAGCAGCGCAAAAAGATTTGGATTCACAAGAACCTAATTGGTATGCCCAGCCTCAAGTAGCGACTGTTAAGTACGTTATTCTTGAGCAGTTGAATGGCAGAAACTTCTTATGTTACCCACCCAACAATGGTAGTGGGCAATTAGATGCAATATTTACCATAGATCCCCCTAGTTTTGCCGCTAACGGCTCGATTGACATAGATTCGACCTACGGCAACCCTTTACTCTCTTTCGTCTTACACAGGGCTTTTCTGAAGGATGCTGATACATCTGATGAGGCTAAGGCCACAGCTTACTACGAAGCATTTACTAGGCAAATGGCTATATCCGTAATGGGCGACGCTCAAGCCAAGGAGATTTAAATGGCTACGGTCACGTTTGAAAGCATTATCCCAGAAATCCTGCCATCAGTTCCTGAGTGTACTGATCTAATAATTATACGTGCGATACGCAGAGCAGCAGAAGAGTTTCTATCGAAGTCATTACTCTGGCGTGTCGACTTAGAAGATCATTTTATTATTCTGGGTGTACCAGATGTTGAGTTAGAAGCACCAAAGTCTGATCTGCGGATTGTACAGTTAAAGACAATCAAAATTGGTTCCAAGCTTGCAGACGTTCTTCAAATTGCAGATGCAGCGACACCGCCAAATACGACACAGACTTTTTGTTCATTGGTCGATTTTGGTCGAACCTTGAGATTAACGCCTGTACCTGTTGTCGCAGAAACCATGAAGATACGAGCAGTTTTAAGTACTACTTCTAAATCTACAGGGCTAGACAGTATTGTAGAACAAGAAATACATGAGCATTTAATTGATGGTGCATTGAGTCGTTTATATGCAATGCCAGGAATGCCTTGGGCGAATAACACGTTAGCTGCAACTCATAGTGCTATTTTTAGCGCAGCGATTATTGAAGTGCGTGGGCTCGCAGAAAATAACAATGGACGCGCAGTGCGCACGGTGAGTTACGGAGGCATTTAATGTTTAAGTTTGACCCGATCACCCCTTATCGAGTCCGTGACAAACATACTTATTACTCTAGCGGTATTGCTGATGCTATTTCAAAAGGAGGTAGCGACTGTAGTGCTGAAGATGTTATGCGAGCGATCTACAACGGCAAGGTTTACTTGTATGACATTATTTCTGAAGAAGGCGACGATTTATTTGGTTTTGCTGTTATGCAGGAGTACACCGACTGTTACTCAGAGAAGTTGGTATTGCATATTGATTACGCGTATTTGTCACAACAGAGTGATGGGCTAATTAAACTCTATCAATCTTTACCAATGTTTGCTGCGGCTAAAGGTTTTGACCAGATTGCTTTTAGTAGCAACCGAAAGGGCTGGGAGAAGTACCGCAAGATTACTGGTTTTAACGGGGAGACCCGCGTTTTTTATAAGGATTTACAGCATGGCTACGGCACCACAGCAACAACAATCTCAAGCTGAGAAAGCTGAAATAAAGCTAGGGCAAGAGCAGACAGCTGAAGCTAGGGCAAAGTCAGCTCCGTTACAAACAGCATACCAATCTAAAATGAATCGAGATGATTCAGGTCGAATGACAGGCATGGCTTCGGCTGATGTAATGCAATCATCAGGTATGAATCGTTCAGGTCAAATGCTTGCTTCAGGTAAAGGCGGTGGTTTTGGTTCAACAGGGTTGGGCTCACAGCTACAGCAAGCAACTGACAATGCGAGTATGGCAGCACTTGGTCGTCAAGATGGATTGAAATCTGGATATAACGATCTAGGTAACAAAAAGAATGTCGACGCTTCATTAAGTCAAGGAGCATTGGCAAGTGCCTCTTCTCAAATAGCTAGGGCGGAAGCGGATGCGTCTGCAAAACGACAAAACGCAATGTTTGAAGGAGCTGTTTCGTTGGGAGGTGCTGCAGGTTTAGGCATGTACGATAAATACGATATGAAAGACATGTCTTACCAGAGACAGCGCAAATCACTTAGGGGAAAAGGTTCTCCGTTTAACCATGACGGGTCTCTTTCTAATGAGTCGGAAGTTAAGAAGGCGTTAAGTTTAAGAGATATTCGAAATAAATCGCCTGGTGCAAAGTTTTTCAATAAATTAGGGAGCTGGTAATGGCTACAGCAGAAGACGCGTTAAGAAAAAGCCAGCAATTAGATCAAGCTAATTACAAAGCTAACTTCCAACAGCAA